ATCCCTTCGGCCCAAAAGTGTTACCTATGTAGCCGGTACATTCTGTTACCCATGTCTCCGGGCTGGACCTGAAAGGATTGGTGGCGGCGCGTGGACTCGAACCACGGACCTACGGATTATGAGTCGCCCCGCGGATGCTGATTCTACACAGTTTCAACGAGATAGCTCGGCAGTTTCTGGCAAAGTCCTGCAAAATCCGCAACCCAGGCGCAACCGAAAAGAGGAACGATGAAACTCATCGAGACTGCCAAGCCGGTGAGGAGATCTTGGGTTGGCGGGCCGCTGATCCAGTGCCACCTGCCCATGACGAGCCCGAGCGTTAAGTACGTCTGCGACGGTTGCCACTACGTTGCACATAGGGGCGTGCGGATCCGGCCGGCGGGGATAAACGTGGGTCTTTGGCTCTGCTGGTCCTGCGAGGAGGGTCGGACGCGAACCCGCGGCGTAAGGCCGGCAACGCTCGCAAAAGACACATCGAAATTTTCTCCCCACGCGAAAGTGGAAAACCCGACGGCGCAGTGAACTCTGAAATTCAAAACGTTTCGCAGAATCGTAGGGGGGGTCGCCGTCACCCCCCAAAACCCAGGGGGGGAGCCAGTACCTTGAGCCAAGTGGGAGAAGGTAACGTCCATCCTTATCGGTCCGACGCGCCGTCCAAGGAGAGCGCTCTTACAGCGTGTCGTGTGCCCTCATGTGCATCATGCGGATCCGGCCGGCGGGAGTGGGACGGTGGGACGAGGGTCGCTTGTGCTGAGGAATATTATGCCGCGAGTATTCCCCACCTGGTCGTGTGGTTCAAGGTCCGGGTCACGGCCGTGCTGACCGCGATCAGGACGATGAGCTCTGACAACTCCGCGACCTCCTTCCCCACTGTGAAATCTCCTTGAGTTCACAGCCGACTTGCCGGATAATGAAGTTGCGAGACTCATTGACGGCTTCGGCTGCGATGGTTTCAAGCCCTGACCCTGTTTCCGCAGAGTCGGGGCTGTTTAGAGTTAGGGGTTGTGGTTTGTTCGGCTAGTGCTTACTGCTATGGAGGTCGCATAGCGGGCTCCTTTCTTGGAGGCGCTGGTCGGATTCGAACCGACGTATCCGGTCAGGAGTTCCCTTTCAAGGGGACTGGGTTTAGCCACTTCCCTACAGCGCCGTTTTGATACAAAAAGCCAGCAATCATGCGCCTTAGGAGCGTTTGGTTGCTGGCCGTTTCGTTTCATGTCTAACTTGTATCAGATAAAGACGAGTTAGCGCAAGAGGTTTTGGGCTTAATTTAACAAAATATGTTGCGTTAGCTCCAATGCCATGGTATCTTGCTATTCAGTGAGGTGACTATGGCTACCAACACAGTGACCCAAGCCGGCGCTAGCGGCGAGAAGAAAAAGCGGCATCGCAGCCCGAATTATCCTGCCATAGGGCTAAAGGAGGCTATTGATCGGGTCAAGCAGTTTATATCTATCGATGGCAGGGCTGGTGCGGCCCCCGCACTCGCGGCTAAACACATCGGGTTCTCATCGGCTCACGGACAAGCCTACAGCGCATTGGCGGCACTGAAAAAGTTCGGGCTCGTAGAGGAGAAGGACGGCAGGATAGTGCCTACGCAACGGGCCATCGAGATTAACAGTCTTCCTGAGACTGATGAACGGCGCAAGCGCGCAATCGGAGCGGCAGCTCTCTCCCCTCCCCTGTACATGGAACTAATTGAACAGTATAGACCTACAGGATTTCCCGCAGATGAGACATTGGCAGGGGAGCTGGAAGCCTACAAGGGCTTCAATCCCAATGGAGTAAAGGAGTTTTTGAAGGGCCTCAGAGAGACTATGGAATTTGCTGGTTTATCTGATTCTTCTGTGTTAGCTTCTGAGAAGAAAGCGGAAAATGAGCAGCAGAGACCTAAAATTGGCGATTGGGTTCAATGGGAGCACAATGGAATCTTGGGTTTACCGCAATCCAAGAAACTGGTGCGGTTTTCGGAGGATGGCCAATTTGGGTTTGTAGAAGGTGGTAATACAGGCCTTCCGATTTCTGAAATAATCCCTGCCGATCCGCCCCAACAATCCTCTCATCAACCTCTTCTGAACTCAGTTCTTGGGGGGCAAGGAGCCAAAATGCGGCAGGATGTTTTCTCCCTGGCAGAAGGTGAAGCGGTTATTCATTGGCCTACTCCGCTGAGCGATGACAGCATTCGAGACTTGGAGGACTGGCTAGAGCTAGTCAAACGGAAGATCAAACGATCCGCCGCGGAAGTATCAACACAACAACAAATCGAGACGCCTCCAGGTCAACGGCAGGTTAGATTAGAAGACTAAAAAATTCCCGATGAAAGTCGGGGATTTTTGCATTTCGGACCAGCAACGCACTATTAGGACACTACCCAGACGCGCCAGTTTTGCAAACTGGTTGGGTGACACCATTGCGGGTGCAAATCCCGTCTCCCCCCCACGACCTACCTCGTCAACCCCGATCTAAAGACTTTTCCGGCTTCGCTTGCAAGCTCGGTGAATCAACGACTTAGAAGCGATCCCACGCTGCGGGATCGGCGCACCTCATAAGCACAAGCTTAACGATCTCACGAGCTCAGGATCATGCTTCGCCGAATCAGGAAGTTTTCACGAGATCGTCGGGATCGAATTGACTCAGACACGCTAACGCGTTTTTCAGCGATCGCTCGATCTTCACTTGTGAGACGGCTAAGTCCGTTTCGCCGAGGACCTCGGCCGCGAGCCGTGGCGGAAGCGCGAGGATCCGCGTTCGAACCTCAGTGACGATCTTGGCCAAATCCTTCTCGACTCGGTCGATCGAGATGAGCTGTTCGCGCTTCTCGGCGAGCTCGATCTGTTTCAGCTCCGACTCGATCGAGAGCAATTTATGTCGCGTCTCGCCGGCCGAAGTCGCGATAGATCCGTTGCCTTTGTCGTCGTCCGGATGCGCGCGCTCGACGAGCTTTCGTTGGAGATACCTGACGTACCATCGAAAACACTTCGGGATGTTGTAGCGGCCGGCTTCCACTCGCGGGAGTCCGCGTTTTTGAAGATCGTAGACGTAGCGTTCGCCGATGTTGAGCTCTCGCGCGACGTCAGCGATTTTGCCGATCCAGGTCGATCTTTTCGTGCGGATCTGTTTGTGAGCTGCTTTCTTCTTCTTCGAGTTTTTCATGGGTCGCTCTCAGTTCGGACTCTACGCCCCTCATTCGTGCTGTTCCGAAAATCATGGACGCATGGCCCGGAGGCGAAGTCCGGAGCGAAAGTGAAATCACGCCCGACGGTGTATGCTTGGCCCCATATGGCAACAGAGCGCCGCGGTCGACCTCGATCTACAAACTGGATCGGAAAGTTCGGAGAGTTCGTCTCGAGGTTCACGGTCGAGCGTCTCGCCGGCGAGCTCGAGCTCGATACGTCCCAGGTCTACCGCTGGGTGCGCGGCGATTATCGGCTTCCGGTTCAAAGGGCCATCGCGATCGCAGAAGTCGCGCGAGCCGCCGGAACAAATCTGAGCCTCGAGGATATTTACGAGACCGACGTTCTGAGAATCAGAGTCCGGATGCGCTCCTCGTTGCCGCCTATCCGGCCTCAGGGACTGAACGGTGCGCCAGTGCGCGTTGCAGAAACCTCGCATACCAGCGGAAACACTCCAGCAGATCGAACCGCCCATTGATCGATTCGGGAGGCCCCTGGGCACGGAGCTGTGAGATCCGGGCAGCAATGACTCCAAATTCCTTTGCGAGCTGTGACTGCGAAACTCTCATTGCTGGACACTAACCTGAGCGGTGGATTATCGCGATTGGTGACAGTAGCACAACGGTAACCGACCGCTGCGGTTATAGCGCTGATCGGAGCAGTAGAATGTCGCAGGATAATGTGGGGGTTACAACGATCACACGTCTTCTCGCAGTCTTCGCATGCTTAATGCACTTGGTCACGGTGCCAGTAGTTCTGCACTCACAACAGTATAAGAAAGAGCCGCACGAAGTAAGTGATGTGCGCCTTCGGGGGACAGCTGACCCTCCAGAACTGGCAGGAGCACCACCTCCAGTCCCCCCGAAGCCCAGTGCAGCTTCAATGCAGTTCATTCAAAGCAAGGCGATACAACAAGCAGACCCGCACGATCCCAAGACTCTTGAACCCGCGATCCGCGAGCTTGATGAATTGATTCGTCTCGAGCCCAACAACTCGGACTTTTACCTCATGCGAGCGACGTTGTCTTGCCCAACCCACACCAGTCCAACGAAGATCCTCGAAGACATTGCTCGTTCAATTTCATTACATCAACGATCCAAGTCAACCGCATATCCCACTTTGAAGGAACACTTGGCATTTAAAGCCAAAGTCGAGTTCGAGGCGGGACAACTTCACGAGTCAATGGCCGATTTAGATGCGGCCATTAGGGAAGACTACGAGGGCGCCGAAGACATCTTCAATGACGGCAAAGTTAAACCCACGAAGACCAAGGACCCCTGTGTCTGGACTGAGCCAGATCTCGACATACTTGAACAGAAAGCTCTAAATGACTACCGTCCGACTTTATACCGTGGTCTTTACCTAAACTTCTTCTTGCGGTTCGATGTCGAATCCGATCGCAGGGACGTAGTCGCAGCATTTGAGCGTTCCTCTGCGCTCAATCCGACGGCTTCACTACCGCATTTCTTCATCGGCCAGTTGTACGTTGAGGGTTTAGGCGGAATGATGTCGATGCAGAACGCCAAGTGCCTGGACTGGGTCAAGCCCCGAATGGAAGAGTGTATTGCCCTGGATAACACACAGCGCAAAGGGATTCGGTCGCTGACGCGAGCGATTGCACTCGATCCAACCTTCGCGCCAGCATACGAAGTTCGGGCAGGGGCATTTCTAAAGTTAAAGGAATACCGACAGGCAATACGGGATTTCGACAAAACACTGGAACTAGCACCATCAGGTGAGCGCGCGCGAATTGCCTACAATGATCGGGGCATCGCGAAGTCTGAGATAGGGCAATATCAAGGGGCAATTCTGGATTTCACAAAAGCGATAGCAATGGGATGTGAGAGCATGTGCGGCTCGTATGACAACCGCGCTGACGCGTTCCTAAAATTACACAACTATCCGAGAGCTATCGAGGACATCAGCAGATCAATCGAGAAAGCGCTCTCATCCTATGTTGTGTTCTCAGTGAATATCGATCAGTTTCGTCGCATATACCCAGAATACGATTCGGTTCCGGACGATGTGCTCTGCGAGAAGCTAAGAGCCCTCTTCTATCCATCGATGAAGTACGCGGATTTTGCAAACCAGTTCCTCGTCGAGGCGAAGGAGTTCACATCGACAGTCGTTCCGGATTTGTACTTGAAACGTGGTGATGCATACGCAGCCATGGGGCAGATTGCGAAGGCGAACATCGAATACGATCGCGCATTACACGGATTTCCTGATTATGCGAATAGTTTCTTTATTGAGCAAAATGGCAAACGCATTAGAAAGCCAGACTGAGGAGAAGAATCCTCATCTAGTTGTTGCGAGACCTTATGAATCATGGAAAATGTTAAGAAAAGTTTTCACTTTACCCCTCTCCAGTTTTGTACTGCTATACGATCCAGGGGTGTCCGAGAGTACCTTGAAGGGGGGGTGAGTGTAATGGCGATTTTTCACCAACTAGGTAGTAGTCTTGAGGGCTCGCTGGTTGGCAGGCTTACACATTGCGTGATAATGGCGGTCGCTCAGTTGACCACTACCGGCCAACCCCACTCTTGCGCTCAATCTTCGTTCCGCGCGGCCGCTTCTTTTTGAACCTAATATTGGAGGAATATTCGGGATGATTTGGGGCATCGACTACTATATGCGTCTCACGGATGAGACGGCGCTTTCGCCAGTGATTTCCGTCTTCTTCCCCGTCGAATGGGTCGTCGTCCCAATAGCGATGGTCGAGGGTAAAAATTCGCGTGATGCCTGCCTGAATGATCGAATTGCAACAGGCGAGACAAGGAAATTTGGTCACATAGATCGACGCTCCTCGTATGGCGACGCCCATGCGCGCCGCGTTGACAATCGCATTCTGTTCGGCGTGGCAGATAACCTTTAGTTTCTCGTCAGTATCCTCGAGGATTTGTCTATCGTCATCAACTCCTCTCGGAAGGCCGTTGAAACCTGTAGTCAGGACGACTTTGTCGGCGGAAACGATCACGGCACCTACCGGACATTTTGGGTCTTTCGACTTGGATTTTGCGGCCTCGGCAATTAGCGAAAAGTATTCGTCCCACTCATCTATCTTCACGGAAGTTGAGATGTAGGCTTCCCCTCCCAATTCTGGCGGACTCAGCGTCGCTAACGCTGTTCTGCGGTTGGCCATTTTGCGTTACCTCCATCTACCGCCCACTAGGGATGCTGAATCTTTGCTCGGGGTGAGCATGCAAGCAAGGGTACCGAAGTCATTCAGAAGATTCTGTTACGAAAAGCGAACAACTTCCCCCTGGGGCGCGCACGTCTCACAGCACTAGATTCCGGGACGTCGGGTAACGTAGGAGCAATTATCAATTGTCGGAATCAGGCGTGGCTGTTGAAAAAGTCCATTTTCTTCAAAACAGCGAGAAATTGGGGGATAGAGAATGTATAGGAAAACGGAGAACGTCTTTTGTAGGGCATCCTAGCGCCAAGTTTTTTCGGTCATTTTCTGGTGAGTGAGTTTTTCAACAGCCACAGGCGATTACACTCATCGTAAGGAAGCGGCCGCGAGAGCCGGTTCTTCCCGCGGTCGCAGAGTGCACCGAAGCTATTTCTGGACCTGCGCTACGACGAACGCCTGGGGATATTTCAGCGCGACGTCGCCGAGCATGAACGTGGTGAGCTCGATCATGCCCTGCTTTTTGAGTGAGAACGGATCGACGACGAGCTCGAAACCGCTTCCCCACATCCCGATCACGATCGTCGGAAAGACGCCGAGGATCAGTGCGTGATTGTTCGCCGTGTCCCCGCGGACTCCCGTCTTCGGAACCTGATTTGAAGAGCGAGCGATATAGCCTGCGAGCGTGTCATCGTCGGCCCAGGAGGGAAGAGCGATCGTGTTCGCGAGCCGCGGCGTCAGTTTTAAGTCGCTTTTGATTCCTGGAGTCGTGAGCCAGCCAGGATCGCCGAGCTGATCGGCGTTCACGTCCTCGAGGTCCTCGATCATCTTGATCACATCGGCGTAAGCGACGGCCCCGCCGTTGCCGGAATCAGCTGCGACCACGAACGACTGGACGCCCGTTGTGTTCAGGATCCCGACGGGAGAGCTTCCCCCGGTCGGTCCCTGGATCGCCGCGTAGTCGACGGCGAGAGCCATGTCGCGCGCGAGGTCCTGTCGGACGAGCGTGTCGACATCGATCACGGACTGCGCGAGTAATTGTCTCGAGTAGCTCGTCGAGGACTGATAAGTCTTCGGGGAGCTCGGGACCTGTCCGAGCGTGAGGTTCGAATCCGCGACGTCGGCCCCGGGATTTTCAGCGACCCAGGATCCCGTCGCCTTTCCGGTTTGCTTCGGGAAAGCGACGTTGTCGCGGAGTCCGGTCACTGTCTGGGCGCCGAGTTCCTTCACCCGCATGGTGTTGTACAGAAAATCCAAAAAGTCACCGGGTTCTGTGAACTTGACCTCCTGTCCTGCCGTCGCGACGTTTGTCGAGAGTCCCGCGCGATGCTCGTTGTGCGGCCCTTTGCGCACGAACGAGCCGGCAGAAATATTCCACGGAACGAAGAGCCCGCCGTACCGCTTGCCCGTGACGTGCTTCTCGATCGTCTGAGAGATCTCGAGCTCGAAGCAGTTGTGATCCGCTCGCCGCTCGCCGCCTTCTTGGTTTTCTGCGCTCGTCAAAATCGCGCGCGCCAAAGAATATTCTCGGAGCTCGCGTTCACTGAGAGTGAACCGCGGCGTAGCCTGTCGTGTTGCCGTTGCCGTCGTTGTCATATAGATCCTCCAACGTCCGAGGATTCCGGCTTTCGGCAGCCGGCCTCGAGCGTATGAACTTTCGGGGATGAGTGCGGGTCTGGATCGTCCAGCCCGAAGAGAAGAATTGAAAACTTTTCAGTTCGTCGGCGTCGAGTTCACGCCGCCGCCAATCGGAAAGCGATGCTCGACTGGATCAACTCTTGGAGTCGAAGCGCCGGCCCGCTGATGATCGAATCGTTCATCACTAGAACCACTCTACTCGCCGCACCAAAATCCGACCCCGCTGTGCGGGATCGAGCGGAGTTGCTGACGGGGCTAACTGACCTGCTGAGTCCGGCCGAGCTGCTCGGGTCAGATGACGCCTTT